TACAGGAGCAATGGTATATGGAGCAGCAAACCCGTAAGGATCAATTATGGCAATAAAATTATATAAATCATCACTAACACCAACAGTTAAAACTTCTAATGTTGAAGATAGAAGGCAGATTAGTTTAGCAGAGGCGCAATCCGTTGGTAAAGCAATGAAAGGAATGCTGCACTCTGGAGAAAAACTTTATACCAAACACCTAGATATTAAATCTGACAATGAGCTTTTAGAAAAACAAAAAGAGATTATGAACGGAAAAGATGACCAGGAAGGTTTAAGTGCCGTTTCTCTTCAAGCTAAAGCAATGAAGGATCCCGATAAGGCTATAGTCTTATACAATGAAAAATGGAAGTCTTTATTAGAAACTTCAAAAAATGAAGTTTCCTGGATGGCTAAAAAGAAACTTTCATCCTGGATGAACAGACAAAATTTAAAAGATACTAACGCCATTAAAATTGCTGCTACAACCAATATGATTGATGCTTTAATAGTTAATATCACAGATAAAATAGAAGATTTAAAAAAATCTATTATTTTTTCCGTACCCGGTTCTCTTGAACAAACCGCAGCAAAAAAAGAATTAGATACTTTATTGTCCAGTAATAAAACAATAGAATTATTTGGAGCTAGCTTAGATAAAGTTAGAAAAGATACTGAAAGAGATATAGCTTTTTATGGTTATAAAAATGTACCAATAAATGAAAGAGCCGCAGCATTGGAGCTTGCTAAAAAAGATGATAGATTAGATATTGAAGATTGGGAAAAATTAGAATCTTATTTTAAAAAATCAAACTCAAACTCTATAAAATTAATCATTTCTGAATTATCTAAACTGGATGAAATGGCATCAGAGGGTATTGAGGGAAATATTGAAACTCTTAACGGCTATGCGGCATCTGGCGCAGCATTAAATAAACCAGAGATAGTTTTAAAAGCTCAAAAAATAAAAGCTAAACTTAAATTGGTTCAATCTTTAAAGAGAATGACACCTCTACAAATTGAAGAATTTATTAACGCAACTAGAGCCGATATATATAATACAGCGGGAGATCAGCAAGATGAATTTTCAACAAAACAAGGAACATCAACTATATTATATGAACAATTAAAAACCGCAGAAAATTATTTAGCAAAATTTACAACTGATCTTAAAAAAGATCCAATAATGGCTGTTGCCAAAAGAGGAATTTTTGAAATTGAAACAATAAATTTTAGAGAATTTAGAATAAACATAGAAGATCCAGAATACAGAAATGCTTTTTTAACAAGTATGATTAAAAGAAAATCTGTAGCTGAAAGTATTAGTGCTTTTTTTGGAGAAAAGGAACAATTTTTATCTGATCTTGAGGCTGCTCAAATAACTACTGAATTATCTAAAATGGATAATGCAGAGCAAATAAAACATTTATCTCAAACATTAGTGGAGGGTTTTGGAAATAAAGCTCCAGATGTATTTGAACAACTAAACGAAAAAGATCAGTTCTTAGCTCATATTGGCGGATTAAACATTGTATCAAATGCGGCTGGTTTTAAAGAAAACAAAGCTATTGATTTAGCAATTGAGGGTTATCTTTTAAATAAAAAAGAAAACTTAGATATTAAAGTTAAAGATACAGATAAGCTGGCATATAAATCTGAATACAAAAATGTTTTTCCAGATAATATAAATACTTTAAACAATGTTATAGGAGCCGCAGATAATATTTATGCAGCAATGCACTTTGGCACATCTAAATATAAATCGGGAATTTTTGATACAGCTCTTTATAAAAAGGCTGTTGAAATGTCTTTAGGTAAAAACGGGGATTATGGAGGTGTTGCAGAATATAATGGTAAGGCTGTTCATGTTCCTATGTGGTTAAAGAATGATGAGTTTAACGATTTTGTTGATTGGATAAAAGAACATCCAACGGTACTTGCGGCTGCAAGCGGATCAATGATTGATGGTGTATGGCATCCAGGAAATGCTGTTGGTAGAAAACAAACAGACGGATCTACAAGAGATATACAAATTTTTGAGGGTGACTATCCATATTTAATTAGTGTTGGTTATGGAAAATATAAAGTTGCTATAGGAGATCATCCAACAGATACAAATGCAGATCCTAAATATGTTCAAGATGGAAACTTTCATAAAGAGGGTAATAACTTTTTTATAATTGATTTTAATAAAATTAGATCTAGCTGGGAAAGTATGAGGAAATAATGACTTTTGTTTTTGACGAAAAAAAAGTCACAAACTCATTAGGCGAAACTTCCTGGGCAACTGGCAATAGAACTGAATATTTAGAAAACTGGAGAGCAGCCTTAGATGCTAATTATGCTACAGATAGATTTGATAGTGAGCATAATGCAGTCAATAAAGAATATAGTTTATTAGTAGATCATTTACATAAAAAAGGTTTTACTAATTTTGATAATCCAGTTTCTCCAATTTCTGAGATTGATATACCTCTTGGATCAGAGGATCCTAGAGATATGGCAATTAGAGAAAGTGAAGAAATATTACAACCTACAAAAGCAGAAAATAAAATAACTTTCTGGAAAAATTATGCTGAAATTTTAGAATCAAATCCAGATTTAAAAACTGAAATGTCGGATTTAGGTTATGCAGATGAAGATAGTTTTCGAAATACAATAGGAATAAAGGCTAGAGAGCTTTGGGAAAAACATCACGACATCTCCAGTAGAGCTACAGGATGGGGAACTTTTGGAAGTTTTGTGGGTGCTTTTACTGCTCTTGGTACAGATCCTTTGGTTCTTGCAACTCTACCCCTTGGAGGATTATATAGAGTTGGTGGTACTCTTTTAACACAAGCATTAAAGGTAGCTGCTATAGAGGGTATCATCGGAACTGTTGTTGAAATTCCTATCCAATTTAAAGTTCAGCCTTATCGGAAAGAACTTGGATTACCAACCGAGATAGAGATAGGCGGTGTTACAATACCTTTGGGAGTTTTAAATACTTTAACTGTTGGAGCTGGTTCTTTTGTATTGGGAGGATTATTAACTGGAATAATTAAAGGAACTCCAGGAGCCGTAGGTGTATTAAGAAAAGCATTAAATAAATCAAGCGATGCTGAAATAGAAAAAATAACTAAAGCTCTAAAAATAGAAACACCAGAAACAAAATTACCAGATAATCCTTTTGAAGAAACTAAAGCAACAAGTAAAATTAATAACGAAAATCATAACGCAGCTCAACATCAAGTTTTAAATGATGTTAAAGCAGAGATTAAACCTATTGAGGCTCAACTAACTAAAAAATCTTTAGATGAAATTAAAGGTCATGTTAAAGTTTATAGACCAGAAGAGATAGAATTTGATGCAGTTAATTTTCAATATAAAACAGATGGAGATGTAAGAGGTGTATCTCAAAAACTTGCCAATGTTCAAGAATGGGACAATGTAGCAGCTGGCTCTGTTTTAGTTTATGAATTTAAAAATGGTACAAAAGCAATTGTTGATGGACACCAAAGATTAGGTTTAGCAAAAAGATTATCATCCCAAGGAAAAAAAATAGAATTATTTGCTCATACTTTTAGAGAAGTAGATGGAGTTTTACCAGAGGAGGCTATGCTTAGAGGTTTAATGGTAAATCTTATGAATAATACTGGATCAGCAATTGATGCTGCCAAAATTATGAGATCAAGGTTTGGAGCTGATTGGTCTAAATTTTCAAAATTTTTACCAGCCACAACTAAGCTGGTTAAAAATACTCAAGCCTTAACTAAGTTGAGTGATGATGCCTGGGGTATGGTTCTTAATAATAAAAATTTAATGAACCTGGGTGCAAGAGTTGGTTCCATTATAGATGATAAATCTTTACACGCTAATATTATTAAAATTTTAAAAGATAAAAAATTTACAAGTTTAGCTGAATTAGAGCAAACTTTAAGATTAACAAATACTTTACCCAAAACTGTTACAAAACAAGATACATTATTTGGTACTGATTTTTTTGCAGAAACCCTATTAGTAGAAAGATCCCAGATGTTAAACTGGGCGAAAAAGAACATTAATAAGAGAAGTGCAGCTTTTAAGACTATTATTGAAAATGATACAACTTTACAAAAAGCGGGAAATAAATTAAACAAATTAAACAATGAGGAGCAAAGATTAATATATGAGCAAGTACAAGACAGATTTGAACAAGTCGCAACCCAAACTGGATCCGAACTCTCAGCAAGACTTACCAGCGCAGCCAAACTCCTTAAAGACGGAAAACGAGCCGATGCTGAAAAACTCTTTCAACAAGCTATCGATGACGCAGCTGCGAAAGGGGATTTTAGAGGGAGCAATGTTAGCAAGTCATTTGGAGTTGATAAAACTGAAATTGAGACACCAGCAATATCTAAAAAATTTGAAGAAGATCTAATTACTAATAAATTATTTGACGAACCTAAAAAAGGTTATGCCTCGGAAGATGTGTCTATTACAGATGCAGTATTAGGCGAGGGAACTTCTAAAGCAATCATTAATGATGTAGGAAAAGGTGGCAGCGTAAGTACATCTCCAGCTGTTAAATCCTTATCTATTACCCAAGATTTATCTGTGGGATCCCAACGAACAAAGGCTACTCCACCATCTACAGTTTTTGCAGCTGCTACAGCTGTTCCTCCATCATTTCGTGGAGATGATAAAATTATATTAGGTTCTAAAAGTTCCATAACAAATAATATTATATATCACACTACAGATGATTTAACAGAGTTAAAATTAAAAGCTGAAAAGAACTTTGACGGATATAAGGCATTATTAAAGCGATTTAAAGACAAACATAAGGGAGTAGAATATGAAATATCTATTAAACATAATGAACCAGGCGGAGAATTAAGATTAGATAAAAAAATAGTACAAGAAAAATCTCCCGTTCATATTTCCGATTATTTAAGAGCTAGACTTAATGTAGATACTATAGATCAAGCTAGAGCTATAGCTCAAGATATTAGGAATACTACTTCAAATATTCATTTTGACGATTTTCTAAAAACTGAAAATCCAAGAGGAGATGGTTATAGAGGTATTCATTTACAACTTATAACTAAAGATGGTTTATCTGTAGAGCTACAAGTAAGATTAAAATCTACAACAGATCTTTTAACCAGATCTCATCAACTTCGTGCATTAGGAAAGCAAAAATATGAAAATTTTAAAACTGCAAAAGGTTTAGCTGCTTTTGAACAGGCACAACAGATGGTAAAAATGGAATTAGACGATGCCTGGTTTAGAGCTTTACAAAAACAAGGTTTAGCATCTGATGAATTAATAGATCAGCCTATTCATGCGGGGACCAGAGTAATAGATGGAGAAGAGGTGGATATTATAAAACCCGTTAGGGAATTTTTAGAAGAAGATGCTAAAGAATTTACAGCATTAAACGTATTAAAGGATTGTCCAGGTATTAAATGAGTTATTTAGAATGTATTAGCAATGCTTTAAAAGCAGGTAAAATGACATCTGATATAGCAGATGCTCATAGAATAGAATTTGATAAGAATTTTAAAAAATATAAAGGCAAAGGCTATAACGATCACGAGGCAACTAGAGCTGCTGGAAAAGAAACATACGATTTTAAAGTTCAAGAAAGAGCAAGAAAAAAAGTAAATGTTTTACAACAAGCTAGAGTAAATGCTCAAAATAAATTTCAAACTTTAATTTATAAAGATGTTAAAGGTAATAAAAATATAATTGAGGCGATTAGATCTATATTCGATCAAGATGCTGGCAATCAAATTTTATCCATAACTAATATGAAAAGAACTGAACTTGGTTTAGTTCACGCTCCTATAGCAGAATTTTTAGAAAAATTTAGAACGGGTTATTTTGGCAGAAGAGGTAAATTTCAAAAGATGACAGTTCCTTTAATTATTAAAGAAATATTAGAGCCTGGATCTACTGCAAATCCTTTAGCAAAACAATTTGCAAAAGCAATTAATAAGTCAGTAGAATTAGGAAGAACAAGACATAATCAATTTGGTGGTAATGTTGCAAAGATAAAAGGCAATTATTTACCACAGCCGCACAATGTAGTTAAAATTGGAAGAGTTAGCCAGGATCAATGGATTAATGATATTTTGCCAAAACTAGATCTTGAAAGAATGATTAATAATAAAACTGCAAGATCATTTACTAGAGAGGAATTAGTTTTAGAATTACCTAGTGTTTATGATGCTATAAGAACTGAGGGAGTGAGTAGATTACAACCAGGAACCAGAATGGGATCTACTATGACGGCTAATAAAAGATTAGATCATAGATTTTTAGTTTTTAAAGATGCAGAGAGCTATATGGCATATCAAGCTAAATATGGCGATGAAGATGTTATATCAACTATTTATCAACACTTAGAAAGTATTAGTAGAGATACAGCAATGATGAGAGCTTTGGGACCCAATCCTAACTCTGGCTGGAGATTTCTTCAAGATCTTATAAGGGTTGAAACAAAAGATTTACCTACTAAAAAACAACTAGCAATTAGATCTAAAATAGAGGGATTAGAAAATTTATATTTAGCACACTCGGGCAGATTAAATAGTGCTACTGATAAGTGGGTGGCGAATATGTTTGCTGGATTAAGACATTATTTAACTTCTGCTGTTATTGGTTCTGCAACACTACTTGCACAATCCGACTTTTTCTTTACAAGAACGACAAGTAAATTTCTTAGACTACCCGCTTATATAGCAAATAGAAAAACTTTAACTCTTCTTAAAGAGGGATTAAAAAGAGATAAAACCTGGTCTAAGATTGCAATTAGATCTGGTTTAATAGGAGAACATTGGTCAACTATTGCTTCAGCTGCTAATAGATATATTATTGACACCGATGCTCCAATACTTGCAAAAATGTTCTCTGATGCAACACTAAGAGCCTCTGGATTATCTCATTTAACACAAGCTGGAAGATGGTCTTTTGGTATGGAGTTTATGGGTTTTCTTGGAGATAATTTTAATAAAAATTGGAAACAATTAGCAGCAAAAACAAAAAAATCTAAATTAGACACTTATGGAAATCTTGATTTTACAAAAACTTTAGAAACTTATGGAATAAGAGAGGGAGATTGGGACATTGTAAGAAAAACAAAATTATATGATGCTGCAATAGATGATCCAAACATTAAACCTGGACAAGCATTATTTTTTAAACCATCAGATTTATTAAAAAGAAATGACATAACTCCAGAATATGCAAATCTATTACACGCTAGAATTATGGAAATGATTTTTACAGAAATAGATCATGCAATCCCAACAGCCTCTATGAGAGGAAGAGCTACAGTAATGGGTAAAAACAAACCAGGTACATTTACTGGAGAATTGATGGCATCTGGATTAATGTTTAAAAACTTTGCAATTGCAATTGGTTTTACTCATATTTTAAGAGGATTAAGACAGACGGGATTAAAAGGTAAAGCTGGTTATTTGGTTCCATTTTTAATTGGTACAACTTTAATGAATGCCTACTCTCACGAAATGAGAGAAATATTAAAAGGAAGAGATTTAGTGAATTTTAAAAATATGAATTTTGAACAACAGAAAGACTACTGGCTAGCAAGAATAATTGGTGGGGGTGGTTTAGGTATTTTTGGAGATCTAATTTATTCAGAGGCAGAGGGAGAGAATTTTGGTACAGATATAACAGATGCTCTTTTAGGCTTACCAGTAGCTTTTGGCAAAGATACTTTTAGTTTACTTACAGAACCTTTAAAATATTTTCCTGGGGGAGATGATCCGAATGTTGGAAATGAATTATCTAAATATATTAAAAAATACACTCCTGGCAGCTCATTATGGTATCTTAGAGCCGCTTGGGAGAGGATCATTGTAGATACATTACAACAACTAATAGATCCAGATTTTCACAAGAGAAATCAAAGAAATATTAAGAGATCCCAGAACAAAGAAGGGAGGGATTATTGGTGGTATCCAGGAGACAAAACTCCTATTGATAAACCAACAATATCTCCATAAAAAAAAGGATAGACAGAATTGACAAATTAATTTAATAGAAAAATTAGGGTAGGATTTTAATGCCTACAAATTTTCAAAATTTAAACTTATGACAGTATCAAGCACCAGTACAAAAGATTCATATAGCGGAGACGATAGTAACACACAATTTAGTTATACTTTCCCTATTCATTCATCTGCCGAGCTACAGGTTATTGAAAGATCCTCAGCAGGAGTAGAGACAGTTAAAACTTTAACGACAGATTACACTATCGTAGATAATGGATCTGCCGGTGGAACTGTAACCTTTGGCACAGCTCCGGCAACCGGAGTAACAGTTGTCTTATTAAGAAGTACCAATTTAACTCAAGGCGTAGATTATATAGCCAACGATGCTTTTCCAGCGGAAACGCATGAGGCAGCTCTTGATAAATTAACT